GCGGTGATCTCGCGACCGTCAATTGTCAGGCCTTCTGTGGCGATGCGGATGAAAGCGGAGATGAACTTTTTCATGGGGACGGCCTTTTGCGACGATGGGGGCAGATGATCTCGTTATCAGCTGTGCCCAACCTGCCGAGCGCTTGCCGTCACCCGCAACTTGTTTCGGGTTGATAGAGCGCCTGTCAACCCGACGACAAAAGGGCCGGAGACGGGGGCTCGCTAGTGTCTGCGCCATGACCGTCATCAAGACAATGGCCCGGCAACGCGCCGCCCAGCTTTTCTGGCAAGGCTACACAGTTGCGGAGATCACCCGGCAGCTGGGGGAGAAGTACGCGACGGTCGACAGTTGGAAGCGCCGCGACGGGTGGGTTGAAGCGCCGGTGCATGAACGTGTCGGCGCAACCATCGACCGCCGTCTGTGTCTGTTGATTGAAAAGCAGGACAAGACTGACCGCGAGCTTGGCGAGATTGAGACCCTATCGCGCCAGCTGGAGCGCATGGCACGGATTGAGAAATTTCAGGCTGGCGGCAACGAAGCGGACCTGAACCCGAAGGTCAAAAACCGCAACAAGGGAAAGAAAAAACGCAAACACAAAAACGCGCTTGACGAAGACGACGTGGCCGCGCTGCGAGATGCCTGGGACGCCTGCCTGTTCGGGTATCAGCGCAAGTGGTGGGAGAATATCGACCAGCGCATTCGCAACATCCTCAAATCACGTCAGATCGGTGCCACCTGGTATTTTGCCCGCGAAGCCTTCATGGATGCGCTCGAAACTGGCGACAATCAGATATTCCTCTCTGCCAGCCGCAACCAGGCAGAGGTTTTCCGATCCTACATCATTGATTTTGTGCGGGAGGAAACCGGCAAGGAGCTGAAGGGCAATCCGCTGGTTCTGGAGAACGGGGCGACGCTCTATTTTCTCTCCACCAATTCCCGCACGGCGCAGAGCTATCACGGCCACCTGTATGTGGATGAGTATTTTTGGATACCTCGCTTCAAGCTGTTGAAGAAGGTGGCCAGTGCGATGGCGTCACACAAAAAGTGGCGCAAGACGTATTTTTCCTCGCCTTCAACGCTGGGCCATGAGGCGCACCCGTTCTGGTCTGGTGGGGAGTTCAACAAGGGTCGTCGCGAAGAAGACCAGGTCGCAATCGACACCAGTCATGAAGTACTCAAAGACGGGTTTCTCTGTGCCGATGGACAATGGCGACAGATCGTAACTGTTGAGGATGCCGTTGAAAGCGGCTGCGATCTGTTCGACGTTGACGCGCTCCGCATGGAATACGCCCCAGACGACTTCTCGAACCTGTACATGTGCACGTTTGTGGATGATGCACAGTCCGTCTTCAAGCTGGATGTCCTGCAGGCCTGCATGGTGGATGCGTGGGACGCCTGGCCGGACTTTGTGCCGGTGCGCAAGAGACCGCTCGGCAAACGGGAGGTATGGATTGGGTACGATCCCAGCCGAACGCGGGACGATGCCAGTTGCGTTGTCGTCGCTCCGCCTGCCGTTGTTGGCGGCAAGTTCCGCGCTCTTGAAAAGCTCAAATGGAACAATATGGACTTTGACAGTCAGGCCAAAGAGATCAAGCGCCTGACCCAGCGTTACAACGTCACCCACATCGCCATTGATGCAAGCGGCATGGGGATCGGCGTCTATGAGCTGGTGAAGAAATTCTACCCTCGAACCGTCAAACTCTCCTACTCGGTGGAGCTAAAGAACCAGCTTGTAGCCAAAGCAAAGCAGATCATCGAGCATCGCCGTTTTGAATTTGATGCCAGCTGGACCGACCTTGCCCATGCGTTGATGTCTATCCATCGCACAGCAACGCCCAGCGGAAAACAGATCACCTATCAGGCCAGCCGGACAGAAGAAAGCGGCCATGCCGATCTTGCCTGGGCGCTTATGCATGCGCTCGACAAGGAAGCAATCGTACCACTTGAACAAGCCGGGCGTGGTTCTGGCGGATTTGCGGAGACGTTCTAATGACTAAGAAAAAGACCCCCACCAAAGACGCCGGAACACGGGCGAAGGCAGAAGCGTTTTCCTTTGGGGAGCCGGTGCCAGTGCTGGACGGGAGCGGCATTCTGGATTTTCTCACGACTACGGACAATGGCCGCTACCATGAGCCGCCTGTTTCCCTGTCCGGCCTGTCAAAGAGCTTCCGTGCGAACGCGCATCATTCGTCTGCCATCTACCTGAAGCGGAATATTCTGGTCTCGACCTTCGTGCCTCACAAATGGCTCTCCGCGCAGGATTTCAGCCGGTGGGTGCTCGACTACCTGATTTTCGGGAACGGCTATCTGGAAAAGGTGCAGAACCGGCTGGGCACTCCCGCCCGTCTTTGCCCGGCACTGGCCTTGCACATGCGGCGCATGAAAGAGGTGGGTCAGTACCTGTGGTTAAAGAACTGGACAGAGGAACATGAGTTTCCCCGTGACAGTATTTTCCATCTGCTGGAGCCGGACCCAAACCAGGAGGTTTATGGCGTACCCGAATATCTGGCGGCGATGAACTCCGCCTGGCTGAACGAAAGCGCCACACTGTTTCGCCGGAAGTATTACGAGAACGGAAGCCATGCGGGCTTCATCCTCTACATGTCCGATGAAGCGCTGGAACAGTCGGAGGTGGATATGATCCGCACGGAGCTGAAGAAGTCGAAGGGCGTTGGCAACTTCAAGAACCTCATGGTCTACGCGCCGGGCGGAAAGAAAGACGGGATGCAGGTCATTCCGATTTCAGAAGTCACCGCTAGAGACGAATTTTTCAACATTAAAAACGTCACCCGAGACGACGTTCTGGCCGCGCACCGTGTGCCCCCACCCTTGATGGGGATTGTGCCCAACAACACAGGCGGGTTCGGTTCTATCGAAGCCGCCAGCAAGGTCTTTGTCCTCAACGAGCTGACACCTCTGCAGCAACGCTTCCTACAACTAAACGAGTGGATGGGCGAGGAAGTGGTGGCGTTCAAGCCGTATGAGCTGGGCGTGAAGGATGAGGGTGCCGTGACTGTTATCCCTGGCCGATAGGCGAGGGCAGTCCCCCTTCATTCGGGAGTGGTCCGTCGCGCTGTTGCCAAAGCGGAGGGCACGTCATGAGGTGCAGTCCCCCTTCATCCGGGAGTGATCTGTCACGTCTAGGACCTACTATACCTGTAGTTCAACGGCGCAGTCTCCCTTCAATTGGGAGTGGTCCGCCACATGGGCGCAGACATGGACCTACTGCTATGAGGTGCAGTCCCCCTTCAATTGGGGGTGGTCCGTCGCAGGTGAGCAAAGAGGATGGTACGATGGGTAGGTGCAGTCCCCCTTCAATTGGGGGTGGTCCGTCGCCGATCCAAGATGCTATTGACGCGGTAACAGGGTGCAGTCTCCCTTCAATTGGGAGTGGTCCGTCACATGACTAACACACCCGATACAGCGGAACTGGGTGCAGTCCCCCTTCAACTGGGGGTGGTCCGGCGCAATCCAAAACAACGCCGCCTATTACGACTGGGTGCAGTCCCCCTTCAATTGGGGGTGGTCCGTCACCCACGGTATGAGCGAGACACCGAAAGACGGGGTGTAGTCCCCCTTCATTCGGGAGTGGTCCGTCACCCATCACCTTGTACTACGCCACCGAGTAATGGTGCAGTCCCCCTTCATTCGGGAGTGGTCCGTCACCCCGTAGGCGTTCGCACCATTGGGGGTTTCGGTGCAGTCCCCCTTCATTCGGGAGTGGTCCGTCACCCAGCGTGCCTGCGCGCGGAACAGGCTACGGGTGCAGTCCCCCTTCATTCGGGAGTGGTCCGTCACCCGGACGCAAATATCGGGGTGTACGCAGGCGGTGCAGTCCCCCTTCATTCGGGAGTGGTCCGTCACCGTGTTCTCTACACGGAGAGCAAGGACGCCGGTGCAGTCCCCCTTCATTCGGGAGTGGTCCGTCACAGAGACCCTCATAAACCATTGAGGGGGTTTTGAAAATGACCTTTCTCACCAACGAAATTCCGATCATTTAGACTTACCTGCATGACCTTTTCCTCTGTTTCCTTTGCCGCTTTTGCGTTGCTGTGTCCGGCCTCGGTTTTTCTCAATGCGGATGCTATCAAGGGACAGGGTGGTGATATCGCCTCTCTTCTGTCTTGCCTGCCCGTCAAACAGGGTAGCAATCATTCTAACATAATCGTCTCCGTGAAGGTTCTCGGACAGGCGAGGCTGAATGCCCCGCGTCTTTTGCAAATGGTTGGCCTGTCGTGTCTCCAGCGTGGCTCGTTCCAGCCTGTGCGGGCTCGCCTGCGAATTCATCCGCCACGCCAGCTCCAGTCCCTCCCTTGCCAGCAATTCGCGGATGGATTGCGAGACCGCATTTTTCAGCTTCCGGTCATGTGCCATGAGGCGGCGTGTATCATTGATCGCCTCTGTGAGGTTGAGTGTCCCGCCCTGCAGCATGTTGAGATGGGCAAGATTGTTGCGGATGTTCACAAGCTCACTGGTCCCTTCATATACCGCGCCGAAGAACCGGGAGATGTCAGCTCGCAGAACGTCCGCATCTGCTGTCCGTGGGGCACTGCGGAGCGCTTTGATAATCGGCCCATCGGCGAGTTTGTGGAGGCTCTCGTCCTGGAAAGTGGCTGCGGGTGTCACCCCCTGTTGATGAATGAGGGCGAGTGTTGCGAAGTAAAGATTGCGCTCCCACAGTCCTGCATAATCGGCCAGTCGGCCAAACACCGCCATCATCAGCCGGTGTGCCCGCACATGATTTGTCAGGGTAACCTGGGCGGCTGTTTCCCGATGCCGCGCGACAGCTGCCATGGCACCTGCATAGTCTTTGACTTCCGTTTCGCTAAAGTCTTTTGGGCTCTTTGCATATTTTTCGTGCAGCTCCTGGCGTTTTTGTTGCTGTTTCGCGATGACCGACAGGTCTCCATCTGGCTGTTCAGCCTGTTTCCATGCCTCAATCATTGCATCTGTGATTTTTTCCTCGCCACATATCTGCTTCAGAACTGGCAGATGCCCAAAGCGCATGATTTCTCTCAGCCCGCGCCGAGGAATGGTGCGGTCTGTCATCTCGTCATTGATCGCGAACAGGGTGTTGAACCCGGCTTCGCTCTCAAAAAGGGACCGGAACGCATTAGTTCCAACCAGAGCTGCGCCCCCCTCAAACTTGGCATCGTGCATGTCGAGATAGAGTTCCAGAACCGCGACAATGTCCAGAACCGTGGGGTCTGGGTTCGAGCCTGGGGCACGGGCTCCTTTTTTCTCCAGCACCAACCATTTGCGGATCTGGTGCAGGAGCCTGCCCACCTCATCAACCGGAATGAGATGGAGCACGAAATAGAGTGTTGCCTGCCAGTTGCCCTGGGCTACCTCCCCAGCGGGGGCGGGCGCTTCCAGCGTATCCAGATCAAACAGGGGATCAGAGGGGAGCGGGGTTTCGGGCTTGAGCGCCATCACGAACCCGAAATTCGCCTTTTCCAG